ATGTCTGTGTATCAAAAGTTGCAAAAGGCAAGGGTTGAGTTACAGAACAAAAATCTGAAAAAGTCCGGTTGGAACAAATACTCAGAATACGCCTATTACGAAATGGGAGATTTCCTGCCAACGATCAACGAGTTATTCCTTGAAGCTGGGCTATGCGGGGTTGTCACATTCACTAACGATTTCGCGAACCTGAGAATCCACGACACGGAAGACAAGACGCAAGTAGATTTCACGTCCCCACTAGGTTCGGCAAAATTGAAGGCTTGTCATGAGGTGCAGAATATAGGTGCTGTTGAGTCGTACCAGAGACGTTACCTGTATCTCTGTGCTTTGGAAATCAGCGAGGCAGACCCGCTTGACGCCGTTACAGGGGCAGAGAAACCAACGAAAAGCAAACTGGCAAATGTGGAAACGAAAAAAGGCCCCGCCCCCAACCCTGAAGTTTGGGTCAAGAATTTCATTAACGCTATGGCCAAACTGAAACCGGAGCTAAAGGAGATGACCGGGGGCGATGATAAATACTACGAGGCGCTGGGGACATACGGGGTAACCCATTCCAACGAGATGAAAGGCCAGGGCAGGGAGAAGGCACTGGAGCTGTACGGGAAGATTGAAGACCGACTGAATGAGCTGAAGAAAAAGGCGGTGCCGGATGAATGATTACGAAGTTGAAGAAATGAAAGCGTTTCATCTCGGATTGACGCTGTCTGAATACCGGTCGCGGGACCGGGAACTCATGGGCCAGGTGGACCAGGTTAAGGCGGTTGATCTACTCATGGGGCAGGTGGCCGAAGCAAAGGCGATGGAGGCGGCGGGATGAAAGAAGAAGAAATGAGAGAGGAATGTCTCAAGAGGGCGTCTATCCACCTAGAAGAACAGCTTGACGATTGGGAAGAAAGCGGGAATCCCCCTATGGAATCACCTATTGAGAGGATGCTTTACTCGGCTTTGGTAACAACGAGGATTGAAAGGAACCTTTCAGATGGAGAACCGCAAATATGGGGACGTTCAAACCGTTCCTGGAGATTTGAGTGCAGCGAAGGGTTAAACGTAGACCCACAGCACAAGGTAGGTAAGTTTCGGGTTGATTTCGCTGTTTCATACCATTGCTGTGCATGGCCAAACAAAAACGGAAGGCCGGGGGATGATAAAATATTAAACGGCGGAAAAACTATCATTATAGAATGTGATGGACACGATTGGCATGAACGCACAGAAAAAGAACGTCGGTATGAAAAAAAACGAGATCGGTTCCTACAATCGAGCGGATACGAGGTGTTCCATTACACAGGAAAAGAAATTACGGATGCCCCGTTCAAAGTAGCGGATGAAATACTTGATTATCTCATGTACCAACATCCAATAGTAGAGTAAGGGCGGAAATGTCCGAATACGCAAAGGTCCAAAAGAGGATATGGAATAGCCAGACATTCTTATCCTTATCCGAAGATGCAAGATATCTTTGGTTGTATTTGTTGACTTGTCCACACGGGAACATGGTGGGTCTTTTCGTGTTAAAGTCCGGTTACGTTCAAGAGGATTTGGGGTGGTCAAATCAGAGATTCACAAAGGCGTTTAATGAGCTTTTGTCCCAAAAAACGACAAATGGGCAGCTAGGGTTAGTGAAATATGATGTAAAAACAAAGGTTTTGTGGATCACCAACTTCCTTGAGCACAACCCTCTCATAAATCCCAATCAAGTCAAGGCCGCTGTCAAGAGAATCGAGGGTCTACCATATTCTGAGTTATTTGAGGACGTTAAATTATTTGTGCAATCATTAGGCCGATTATTATATGAACCGTTAGGTAAAGGGTTTGCTAAACCTGTAACTGTAACTGTATCTGTATCTGTATCTAAAGAACCTATAGTTCAGGACGCTCCCGCTGTCCATGAACCAGTGATCATAAGCATTCCTCTCAAAGATAATTCAGACTTCAATATCACAGAACCCATCCTCCAAGAATTCCAAGATGCCTATCCGGACCAAGATGTGAATCAAACACTGAGAGACATCCGTATTTGGAACATTAGCAACAAAGGCCGAAGAAAAACACGGAACGGGGCTATGCAGCATATTTCATCTTGGCTCAAAAGAAATCACGATAAAGGTAAGAATAGGGGCATCACTGGAACCATGGCAAGCAACTTGTATGAGGACTTAAACTAATGAAAAATCCAATGGATCTAAAAGCCCCACCGCAGAACACCCTATCCGAGCAAGCCATTCTCGGCGCGATATTCCTGAAACCCGACCTGCTCCCAATGATCCAGACAGATCTATCCCCCACTGACCTGTACCGGACAGCCAACGCAGATATCTACACGACCATGATCAAGATTCACAAGGCCGGGGATACCGTAGAGCCGGGGACGGTCCTAACTGAGCTTAAAAGATCAGATAAACTTGAGACCACGGGCGGTGAAGCGTACATATCCAAGATTATCCAGGAATGTGCCACAACCGCTGATTGGAAATATCACGTCCGGCAAATCAACGATACGGCCACACGCCGGAAACTGATTGACCTGAACTATCAAACAACCGAAAAACTGTTCGGCCACGTCCCAACGGAAGAAATCTTATCTGAAATCAAATCAGGGATATCAAGTATCGACACGTCGAAAGAATCTGAAGCCACTGTTTCCCTGAGAGAGTCCTTACCTGACGTTATCAAGGATATGGAAAGGGGCGTATCGTTCGGGGTCCCAAGTGGATTTGACGAAATAGACAAAGTTACGTCCGGCTGGCAAGGCGGTGATTTAATCATTATCGCCGGACGCCCCGCAATGGGGAAATCGGTTTTTGCTAAAGACTGCGCCGAGAATGCAAAAGCACCCACTTTATATTTCTCACTGGAAATGAGCAAAGAACAGCTTATTAAGCGGCAACTTTCCGGGGTATCGGGGTTGTCTCTCGATAGAATCAGGGGTGGCGACTTGGGTCCGGAAGAATGGGGGCCGGTCATTCGCGCGGCGGACAGGCTTTCCAAAATGCCGATTTATTACAACGATTCGGGAAAGACATCAATCGGGAAAATATGCTCAATCTCCGAAACGTACAAAATGAGGAAAAACATTGGACTGGTTGTGATTGATTATCTCCAGCTTATCCGGTCGGACAAAAGAGGATCGTCCAGGGAGCAGGAAGTCTCAGCGATAAGCAGAGAGTTGAAAGGGCTTGCGCGGGATCTTGACATACCCGTTATCTGTCTGGCTCAACTTAACCGGAAAGTTGACGACAGGAAACCGCCACTCCCAATATTATCCGATCTGAGAGAATCTGGAGCCATTGAGCAGGACGCTGACTTTGTTGGGTTCTTGTATCGACCGTGGATGTATGACAAATCAGCGAACACGCATGAGGCTCACTTTTACTTGGCTAAAGGCAGGAACACCCGAACAGGCAAGATAAACCTTGTCTTTAACGGGCCAACGCAAACTTTTAAGAATGCAGCAATGCGGGAGGAATTTTAATGGCAGACGAATTTTACGGATACAAAGACAGTCAGTACGGGGACGGTGTAATGCTCAATGAGTACAACGGGGAGCTATCACTGGTCGCGGCGAAGCAGAAGGAAGACACGGTTTACATGGAGTGGATGTTTCCGCAGAAGAAAGACGGCAGTAAACAACCTCTTGAAAAGAGCCTCCCATGGAAAATTAAGTTGGGGACCAAAGAAGAGGCGGTGGAGATACTTCGGTTTTTCCTACAAAAGCTTGGTGCAACAGATCCCGGCGACCCGGCCCCTGATGGATCAAATGAAGATATTCCCTTCTGATGATCAAGGACCGCTACGGCGCTCCGGCTGTCTGGTGTGCGATGGCCGGGGAGCCTCGGAAGATCCCGGTGGCGAATTGTGAGTGGTTCCGGGAAACGGGGCGGTGTCCAAAGAAATGCGCTGGGGTGGAGATACAGGAAGAGTACGCGAGAAAGGGGAGGAAATGGAGCTGAAAATAAAAGCGTGGGATATGGGTTGTATGTGCGGCCCTCAAGGTTTGTTATTGGCAGACGCACCGGCATGGATATCGAATTTAACCAGTGAGGCCATTATACTCCCATTTACAGGGTTGAAAGACAAAAACGGTACTGAGATTTATGAAGGCGATATTATTTCTCATGCGATTATCGGTGGTATCGAGTACGACCCAGCCGAAGTTGTTTTCCTTGAAGGATGTTTTTCTTTGGTATGTGAGCCTCACTATTGGCCCTGTCTTGGAGAGGGTGACGTTGGATACGCTGAAATTACAGGGAACATTTATACGGATTAACAAAGGGGAGACGATGGTGATCTACGCAGACCCAGTAGAAAAGCGGTGGAGAAGCGAGAAGTACAAGGACATGATCAGGGGCAAGGACTGTTTCGCGTGTGGGAAGGCGGGGCCTGGTGATCCTCATCATGTCAGGTTTGCCGAGGACTGCGGTGGTCTGGTCCCAAGTGACTATCTGAGTATCCCTGTCTGCCGTGAATGTCACACCGCCATTCATGACTATGGGTCCAGGTTTCGTAAAATGAACATAGGCAGGGAAGAATTATTAATGGTCGTGATCAAGTACATGGGGGAGTGGATAAGAATATGGGAGAAATAGTCAAGCACGAAGAATGTAGACTCGATGTGGCCGTTGTTCCTTCATGGGATCAGGCAGTTGTGGTGTCAAATAGTCTGTTTGCGATGGGGCAGAATGTTGGGTTTTGGATCGGAGATTGGTTGAATTACATTGAAGACCTGTTTCCTGGCACCTGGGCACAAATGCTGCCCGATATCGGGACGGGCCATGAGCCAAAGACAATGATGAACTTCAAATGGGTCTGTGCCCGCATATCGAAAGACGACCGCTGGCCTACGCTGTCTTTCAGTATCCACGCTGAGGTGGCAAGGTTCGATCCAGATCAGCAGCGTGAATGGCTTGAGATAGCGGCTGAGGGTGCGCTCACCGTCCAGCAGCTACGGGAAGAGATACGTGGACCGGCCAAAGAGAAGGTGCCGAAGGTCAAGCGGCTGAAGGTCCAATGTAAAGAATGCTCGGCGGAGTTCGATATTGAGGTGGAGATATGACACCCAAAACAGCCATACAAATATGTCACCTTGACAAAAATGCGGGGAAAACCAAATAGTCCTTGACAAACCACAAAGAAAAATGGTAAGTATGAATCTCACGGTAAAGATTAATGATAGATGAGGACGATTTGAAAGATGAGTATCTATAAAAACAGAAAATACGTTCTTGAGTTGCTGGGAGTGGTGACACCCCAGAGTTCAGGTCGCCCTATCAGCTACCTTTACCGCGACAACTCAGATCATCAAGGGTCGTGTTCCTTCATTGGGATGCGGCCCTTTTTCTTTGTGCGCAGGGTATGACCCGACCCCACGAATGGTTGGACGCCAAGCCAGCCGGAGATAAACAGGGATACGAAGCCAAAGTGGATTTTATACGCCTGAAGTTACACTTAAAACAAACAGGTGATAACAGACAAACCGGAAACGGTGGATGCTCTTTCGGTCGAGCCAGCACAACAATTAGCTGGATATAGAACCGGTGGCAGGTGTTCGAGACACCTAAACAACTCTCCCCTGATATATGCTCATAAGGACTTCCACTTGGCTTTTTGATTACATCAACCCCGTAGCCTTATATTGGATTTGGCTTCTCGGGGTCATATTGACAATTATGTCCAAGACAATGGGGACAACATGACCAAGACCGAAGCGGAAGCGGAAGTGAAAGAGCTTAATAAGCAGCACCCGAATTGGTTCTGTCCACTCATCAAGGACATTTGCCGTAAGGATTGCGTTTGCTTCTGCGAGGCGTTCTATTGGTCTGAAAAGCCAGAGGGCAACGGGAAGTTGGTGGATATCAAGCGTAACGATTTCAAGGCGCAGGACCACTATTGCGGGAATGGGATGTTCGCAAATATAGATTTCGAGTGTCAACACGGGGATATATAACCAAGGGAGAATGAGATGAACGCAGTTATTTGTGACAGGTGCAAAGACATAATTGAGGGCGGGATTAACCATATCAAGTTCGACCATGAAGCCCCTCATGGGGCGGTCAGCATTACGCTTGATTCAGAGAAAGATTGGTGCTGGGCTTGTGGCAGGAAAGAGGGGGCTAAGTTAGCACAGGCGATTTGGGAGGGGTTGAAGCAGAAGAGGCAACCGAAGGTCAAGGAGGAGAAATGAAAACGATAGTGTGCATTGACCCAGGCACCAAGGCCGGTTGCACGATAACGAATGGCACTGAGTTCGTGACTGGGTTGTGGAATGTGGCGGCAAAAACTAAAACGAAAAAGCGGCCTGGTGAACCCAAATATTTTAGGCTGATGCACTTATGGCGTGAGCTGGGAACGGTTTTCACCCGTGAAGATGTTGGTCTAATCGTATGCGAAGGGGCGCTGGGCTTTATGCGGGGAAGGTCAGCTATTGAGGCAAGCCATAAGTACAGGGCAGTTATTGAGCTGTTCGGCGCAATTAACGGTGTCGAGGTCGTAATGATTGAGCCTAATGACCTGAAACAATTTGCTCTTGGCAAACGGTCGGGGTCGAAAGATGAAATGATTGCGGCGGCAAATCGGTTGGGATACGTGGGGGATGAGGATAATGAAGCGGATTCTTACCTGATAGCAAAATGGGCGGTCAAGAACCGGATGGAGGCGAGATGAAAAGAACATGCCTAATCTGCGAAACCAATATCGGCCACAGAAGGCTGAACGCGAAGATTTGCGAAAAGAAATCATGCCAGCGCAAATTAAGAACTGAGGATCTGCAAAGATTCCGCGCCAAGAAGAAATCACAGCAGATTCCCGAATTGGGAACTCGGTTCTGCGAAGAATGCGGCGTAGATATTTCTCATTTACACCTGAATCACAAGATATGCAAACGGCCTGAGTGCAAAGAAGCCAGGAATAAAAAGTACGGCAAGACGTATCAAAGAATAAGGATCGTGGGGGCCAGCACAAGAAACGCCGTGGCGAAGGAAGGCCCAACGCCGATAAGGAAACAGGCTAGGCGGTGTATTTATGAGTTCGAGGATGGTCGGGTATGCAACGATATTCTAAAGGTCAATATGTTTTATTGCAATGATCATTTAACGGCTGTGAGCAAGGTCTGTGCGGCAGGATTCGAGCTGGGCGGTGGGCAATCAATGCGGCGACACGGTGCGAAGGGGATGATGTGATGACAACAAAAGCGGAACTACTCAAGAGAATTAGAACCAACTGTATTAATTGTTTTGGCGGTCAAGCGTATGAAGTGCCTAAATGTTCATCTCCAAAATGCCAATTCTATGACTTTCGTATGGGAAAAGACCCAAGACCGGCAGCAGGACGTGTAAATGCTGGCAAGGCTTCCAACAATTTCTCCCAAGACGCACAGCACAGGGTAGAGAAAGTCGGTTAAATTTCCACGGCAAGGGGCGGAAAGGTAGTTGGACATGGGTTGAACTTTTATCGTTGAAATTTGGGGGCTAAACCATGATCTACGCAGACAACGATACAATAATCGCTCGTCTACAAGAATTGGCGCAGGAAATGACCGAAACGGCGGTGATTATGCAGCACAAGTACCCCGAAAAAGCCCAGGAGCTATTCGGAGCGGCGGGACTCGTAACGGAATGGGTCGAGGGGATACGGGGAAATACCTTGACAAGCACGAATGCCAGGCTCAATATGGGATAGGCGTTAATCTAAACAGGGGGGTGCATCATGAAAGTTATAATTTCGCTCGTTTTCTCGCTCGTCTTATTATTTTCTGGCATAGCTTACGCTGAAGATTACTACACGATTGACATTATCAACAATGATGGGGACATGGAGACAATCTACCTTACACCCAGGCAGGTCGATAAATACCGGACGCAACTTGAGCTTTACAATGCAAACAGCGGAGAGTACACGGATATTTATATCGAAAGACCTCGAAGCAGGGAGCGCAGTCCGTTCGCCGGGTTGTACCCTGGGTGGGAATAAAAAACGCCCGGTTCTGTTTAAGGAGCCGGGCGTCTTGTTTTCGCTCGTCTTCGCTCGTTTTATTTATTCGCTCGTTTTCTTGAGGTACTTTTCCATCGTGACGCTGATGTGATTACTGACCGTCCGCCGGTCGTCCGCCGCCGCTTGTTGGATCTTCTTGAATAACTCGGTGGGGAATAATAACGTCCTCTGTGTCTTTTCTTGTTTTGCCATTGTGTCTCCTTTCTCGCTCGTCTACCCGACATCGGGAGGTGTGTGGTTATATTTCATTAAGATCAATTTCTTGAAATGCCAGGTATTCAATGTTGTCGTGCATTTCTTGAATGCTCCAGTCTTTCAAGGGTATACCAGACGCAAAAGGCGAATCTTTAGATATTGTAATTTCAAGCGATTTGTCTTTAAGCATCCCGGCAACGGTTTTGTTTAATTTTCGCCTGTTCGTAAATACTCCTAAAGTAGATAGGCTCCCTTTCCAGATATTGCATGAATATAAAATTACAGTTTCCATTCTCAATCTCCTTCTCTCCCGACATCGGGTGGGATGCCGGGGGTGGGGGTTATGCGAATTCTGCACGTATACCATTGAGCTGCCAGTCCTGCCATTGTTTCCAATAACCGTTTTTAGTAATCCCCGAGCCATCGCAGACAAAACAGCACTGGACAACAGACCTGCTTTCCTTCCTGCCAACTCCGCCGCATATGGGGCATTCAATCAATTTGGGGAGTTTGATGCTTTCGGTTTTGATGATATCATATGGATGGTCAGTGCCGAGAGTTTTGCAGCCTGTTTTTGTTTGGGCGTACCATCCGACAATGGACTCCCCTCGACGTTTCGCTTTTTCAATCTCCTGGCTGACTTCCATTTTGTTCATCGCGTCATAAATACGTGAGGAGCTCCCGCCTGTGCTGTCTGTCTCTTCAATGCCTTGGCCTATGCAATTTACTGTCTGTGATCGTCCCATAATCGCTCGTCTCCTTTTATCCTAATGCTGAAGCTGGTTCAGTTTCCAGGCCAACAGTCCCAAACGTGTGTCTAATTTCGTCCATCGAGAATACCCGTTTACTCTTCTTTTTGTATCCTGCGGCGTGCCAATACCATTTTTGCTTATTGTTTCCCCACTTCATCCCGGCGGCTTTCATCTCTTTTTTGTACTTCCAGGTTTTACCACCTATCCACAACCATGACCCGCAGACCTCGGCAGTGATCCCGGTAAAATGCTTGATCTTGTCGAAGATGGCTTGAATCGCCTCGTCAATGCTTATGCCCGTGGGGGTATCCCCGACAGACCATTTACCAAGACTGCCTTTTAATAGATCGTATGCCGCATTTATCAGCTTCATGATTTCAAGGCCGTTCGGGTTGATATCAGGATGATAAATCTTTGATACGGCGCGATAGGCTTTTTTGAGCGAATCCATGTCATCATTTAGGGGCTTGATTATCCCGAGTGCTTCTGTTATATCCATCTCTACATCCTCCAAGGGTGCGCTGTTCATGCCTCCTGCCGGTTACCGCCGACAGGGGGCGTTTCTTTTTAGGCCGCTTCTTGCCGGCGTGACAAGTTACCCAGGACAGCTTTTGTGGCTCGCTGGGCATAATCAAGGCTTTCGTTTGATGTCACGTAAGAGCGAATAATGTTTAAACAGGCGTCAAGATTTAGATCACGATCACATCCGAACAGCTCTTGATAATCAACCCAGCCGTAGTCATCCATCTGGTTTCTGATCTCTTCCACAAGTTCAACCCGGTCCAAAAAACTAAGATAGGAAGCACCGAGTAAAGAATAAGTAGCCTTGACCGAACCATCCGCCCAGGTCGGTACTTCGTTCCATCGCTTGTCATAGCCTTTGGACTCAGCAGCAGAGACTTTTAGATCTTCCTTATTGTACCATCGCCGTTTGTCCGGGTTATGTTTCATTTTCGCAAAGAATAAAGCCTGGTCTCTTCTCAATACGCAGGGGCGCCAGAAATCGTTATTGATGGTCAACCCTATATCTGGATTGTCAGCTAGGTGCGAAACCAGAGAGGAGCAGAAGCCAAGGGCATTCCATTTAGACACATGACATTCTTGCGTGTGCTGCGTTCCACCATCCCCCAGAGTGTCAAACTCAAAAGCGTTCGCCCGGGTGTATTCGTGGCAAGCCCGGTAAAAATCGTCGGTTGCGTCTCCCCTGGTGTCCTTTAACAGATAAATAATGTTCTCCCTTTCCATGCTCTCAAATCTTATTTCTTTCATCTCATCCCCTCCTCATGTCTTGTCCAAGACTTTCAGGCCAGCCCTCAATATATCGTCCATTTTCTCCGGCATGGTCTTTTTCTCAACAACTGCCAGCACCCTAATTTTCTGCCAGAGTTCTTCATCTATCTTGATCGTTTTACTTTTCATGTCGTCCTCCCTGCTAAATGGTTTGTCATCATGTTTAACTCAAGTTAGACTCTTAAAAACTGTTTGTCAAGTAAAATCGTACAAAATAATTAAAATAATTTAATATAAATACCGACCACAATATATACCCTATTCCACGATAGAATAGCACAACCTCCACCCGACATCGGGAGAATCCCTTAATCGTAAAGTAACGATAAAAGAACTTGACACAAATACCCACATGATGTATAGTCCACAATAGAGTAGGACAAGAAGAGTAGATACAAGAGCCTCTCAGAACAACGACAGTGGACGGGAACCATCAAAGGCATACACAGGTAAGGGTAAGAAATGAGTGACCCAACCACAACGAACACCCCGACCCCCAGGACAGTTCTCAAAGAACTATTCAGCACACAGTCAGCTATATCAATGGATAGGGGTAAATATTCGGCGCACGCGAAACGACACCTCGAAGAAGCAATTAGGCAATTAATGATGATGGCAGTGGGTAAAACAGAAGGAAAAATGCGGATCAAGAAAGTAGAAAATAGAATCGTAGTGGCAATAACAGGAACATGGGACTTTAACCAATGACCAATAAACCAGACAAACCACCGCCCCCAGCTAAAAACACCACACAGATAGTAATCCCCCAGCATGATCCCAAAACAGGCCAATTCCTCCCAGGCAATACCGCAGCAATAAACGAACAACTCCCCACAATATACAGGTCATCCCCCGAAGAGATAGAGAAGGCAGTCAAAGAATACCTCCAGGAGTGTGTGGACAAGTCCATATCCGCAACCATGCCGGGGCTGGCTTATGTCCTGGACTTCGAGAGTAGGGACGGAATAGCCGAAGCATTATCGAAGAACCCACCGTTAGGAATGGAGCAGCACAAACAATCCGTGGCCTTAACGATAAAAAAAGCCAAGCTCTTTATTGAGAGCCAACACGTCCAAAGAATGGTGGACGGAAAGGGCAGCACGGTCGGTGCGATCTTCAACCTCAAGTGCAACCATAACTATGTGGAAACAGTACACATACAGACAGACAACCGCCTCCACATTACATGGGGATCTGAAGAGCGTCCAGCCTTGGATATCACCCCCGAGCCGGAGCAGATTGAAGGGGCAGCGGACGATAGTTGACGGTATTTATGACGGTACTTATGCACACGTTGTATATAAGGTGTAGGTATAACAGGTGGATACGTACCCAATGTGATGGACACCACAGCAATCACATAGCTGTAGCACAGTGGTAGCACAACAGCGGAGACCCATACAGGGCAGGGGATACGGGGGCAGGGAGTGAGCAGGAAACGCCCAGCCAGCACAGCACAGAAAAGCATGCTTTATATGAGGAGAGAAAGGACCGGGCCTCGTCATCGGCCGCGTGGGTCCCATATTATGGATACCTTACCTCCCCTGTCTCAGATTCTCTAAAAAAGGCTTTATTTACGTCCAGTTGTGTGGGTTTTGAAAAACAAAAAGGGTTTACGATGGAGTGTTTTGTATCGGTTTTCTTTTGGGCTGGTCTCCTTGGTGTATCCGCCATGGTATTGCGTCTTGGTTTTACTACTTACCGTCTTCCTGGGGATATGTGGTTTGACGCTTTTGCTTTGATTTATTGGGTTCCGTTTGTTGTTTGGTCTGGTTGGTTCCTCCGGTAGCATTTTAAAGGGGTTGTATGATGCGGATTTTATTGGTGTTATTCATAGTTTGTTTTTTTGTTGGTTGTGGTAGCCAGTCTAATGATCGGGACATTTTACCTACTAATGCGGAGCATGTTATTGACATTGGCAATGGTTGGGTGACGTTTTCGTTAGATGGGCGGGAGTTTTTATTTCACAATGGTTTTATGGGGTATGCTGGTTATGAGGCTATAACTTGCATTGATTGACCACCTCTCCCCTGAGTTTTGAGACACAAAAAGGGCATTTTGGTGGGATATTTGACTTAGTTTAGCATGGTTTGTTTAAATTAGCAGGGGTGGTATAGCGATGTGCGGAGAACTTGGTAGAAACGACAATGGTGAAAGCGAACATCTCCGTAATCTACTTACCGAGTCGTACGTGAGGTATAATGCCCTGAATGCTGCTCATTCGTTGGTACTGGAGAGGAAGGGTGGGTATTTAGTGGCGTTTGAGAAGGGTTTTAAGGAAGGGGAGCAGTCCAGTGGTATTGATGCTCGTCGGGAAGGGTACGCTAATGGTTGGATGGAGGGTTGTTCTACCATGTCCAATCAAGAGGGTGGTTTGCTAAAATCTGCCATACAGAGCTTGGAAGACGGGTTGGCCAATCTAAAGGCGATATGCGAAGGGCGTTTATGAACTGGACGAAGGTTGAGGACGGTCTCCCGAAGCGTGGGCATCAGGTACTCACATACGGCCTTTTCTTTCATGTAATTGGGTACTTGGACGTTGGTGGTGCATGGAATGCTGTGACGGTTAGCAGTGACACGGGCAAGCCTTGGTTGCGTCCTGCTGGTGTTGTGACGCACTGGATGGAGCCACCTTCTTTGCCTGGTATTCCGTAAAAAAGGGTATTTATTGGGGGTTATTAGATGATATTTATCAAGGCGAAGGACGTTGAGGATGCGCGTCTTCAGGTTAGGTACAAGAAGGGTGAACTGGATGAGGAGAGCTATGGCAAGGGATATGCTGATGCTCGGCGGAAGTTTGAGATGTCCCCTGACATGTACGATCAAGGGGTTGAAGATGGATATGCCAATGGGTGCATGGTTGGTGCCTGTGACGCCAAGAAGTCTGGCAACATATTCAACGAGAAAGCTAAGAGTTTCCGTGCTGGGCAGGAGGCTGGAAAGGTTGTTGGGTACAATGAAGGGCGTAGAGCGGGCGACGCTGAGGGGCGCGACAAGGGGTACGACATTGGTCACCAAGAAGGCTACATTTTAGGTCGTCAGGACGCTATTACTTACAAGCTATCCTCTTGCGCTAAGATAGTTAGCCGCAGTTCTGACGAGATAACCATTAGAATCCCTGCGGAGTATCGTGATCGGAACGTATTCTTGTATTTTGAGAAGGAGTGAATAGATGGGCGGTTTTTGTGATGCGGTGTATTCTTATAAATGCTGGGTTTGTGGGGTGGTTACTCCGTATTATAATTCACATATGCCCTCTGGCCATACCGTTCCGAAAGCAGATCCCGTCCACTACGGTGCTAGGGTGTACGTGGTTAATGGTGTTATGGAGTATATATGCCCTGAGCATTCGATTTCACTGTTGGTTGACGGAGATGCTGTCCACACCAGTGCCCCTGGTGGTTGCTGATGGATCTATCTGCGGCACATAAGGAGGAGTTACTGGAGGCGATTAACCTGATTGAGGCGGTTTTGGACAATGATGGCTTCCCTGATCGGACGTTTCGGGCGTATTTATCGTTGGCATCTTCTCATTGTTTGGCTGTCCGGAAGTACGGGAGTGGCAGGATCGTCGAATCTAAGACGGTTAAGACCAATCTATCCCAAGGAGTTTAAATTAACAGGGGCGGTATATTCTAAAAAAATCGTAATTCGGTCTTATTTGAGGGTTTTTAAAAACAAAAAGGGTTGTGTATGGATAACGCGGCGTACGAGAAGCACATTGTTTTGCTGGAGCGTCGGATTAACGAGCTGGAGATATTGATTGGTGCGTTGAGGTCTCGTAACGCGGATTTGGAGAAGAAGGTAACTGACATCCGTATTTATGATGATGGGACGTGGGAATGTATTGACTATTAATCATGTTATGCTCTGACTGTGGAAAGAGAAACGAATGCAAGGAGTTATGCAAGGAAGCAAAGGAGTACGCTGACCGGGATTATTGTGGACAGCGGGAGATGGTTTTCAAGGGCATGGCGGTTGAGACGGAGTTGGACGTTTTCCGGTCTGTGTCTTGGGATATTTCTGGGTTATCGTCAACGAGACTGAAGGTTTTGATCCTGGGATTGTCCACGGACGGCATGAGTACGTGGGAAATCGCGTATCATTTGCCATGCTCTCAACAATATATCCAACAAGTGACAAGTAAAAGGCGGGATAAACCTACGAAATTGTAGTATATTATTTAAGCCCTACACATATGTAGGGGAATTGAGAATCTGACACTCACACTAAATCTGATAGCGGATCGGTGATCCCCCTTTATATATAAGGAGTGTTTTTGGATCAACTAAGGAGCGTTCTTGACAAGGTGGTAGGTTTGCTATCTGAGTTCAAGAAGTCGAGATACACTGGGAAAGTTACGTTGACGTTTAATTTCTCACAAGGCGGCATTGGTGCGGTTGAGTTGACACGTAAAGAACAATTATAGTCGGTTACTGACCGGCAATTAGTGCCGGGAAGCCCGTTCTGCTTATACCTTATTATATAGGTGAGCTGTGCGGGCTTTTTTTATGGAGGGCAAAATATGAGTATGATACCTGGGATGGGCGACCAAATGCCGTCCTTCCAATTTAATATAAAGAAGCCCACGATTGAGCAGTTCTTCGGCGGCAACGGTATCCACCGCGACAAGTTGTCTGGCTTGAGCAAGGGGGCCAGATTGGGGTTGTATAAGGACGCCATTAACCGATGGACGGCTGAAAAGGAAGCTTTCTTCAAGCGGAGCCATAAGGCCACGTTCGGCAATTACAACAAAAGGCGATAGCTATGGGGATGGAACCGACTCTGAGTATGATTAAGCGGCAAAATTACCACATGCTGTCAGACCCGTGGAACGATCCTAAGTTTCGTGAGATGTTTAGGGCGTTTAAGGCACAATTCGGTGGTAAGTCTGTGGGGTACAGGATCAGTAAACCCCAACTGGGTGGTCGTGCGACGACCAAATCTGCTGAGAAGGACGGCAGGGGTTTTAGAGTTTAAGGAGAGCATTATGCCAATGTTACCAATAGGTGCGCCACACCCGATAGGCACGCCCATGGTTAGGCCAGGGCCGCTTGTGGACCGGGAACGTCCTCCTGACGTTAAGGACAGAGACGGAGGTTTAAAGTCATGGGTACGAGGTTTTTTTGAGAGATTCGGAAGGCCACCCACGGAGGAAGAGGTAAGCAAGCAGATTGATTACAGTGGCCCGTTGGGTTGGGGTGGCGGGAGCAGAGGCGGTGGAGGCGGGAGACAAAGTTGGGGGCATTGGGAGTCTTACAGAAGTGAAGAAGATAAAGCACAGACTGCCATGATTGCCGCTCTGAACGAATCGTATAAAAAGCTTCCAGTCAATGCTGATGAGAACGAACAGCAAATGCCGAAACGACTCGGCCCTCTTGGTGGCGATATCGTTCGTGTTTTAGATAACTTACAACGTAGGATGCGGTGAAAGTAAATATCCCATATAAACCAAGGTTTGTTCAGGGCGAAATCCATCGTGGTTTGGACGCTCACCGTTTTGCTGTTGTGGTTGCTCACAGGCGTCTCGGGAAAAGTGTCGCCATGATTAATCACCTGATTAAGTCTGCTGTTTATTGCGACAAGCAACGGCCTAGATTCGCCTATATAGCACCTTACTACGCTCAAGCTAAAGAGATTGCATGGGATTATTTGAAGTATTACACGAAGGCTTTACCTAACTCGAAGACCAATGAAAGTGAATTGTGGGTGAAAGTCCCGAGTGTATCGGGGGATCAAGCGAGGATAAAACTTTATGGAGCTGATCGACCTGACGCTCTTCGTGGAATTTACCTGGATGGTTGCGTTATTGATGAGGTAGCCCAGTGCCGTCCTGAGATTTGGGGGGAAGTTGTCCGGCCTTTATTGGCTGATCGTAAGGGCTGGTGCTGCTTTATTGGGACTCCCAGAAGTCGAAATATATTTTATGATTTATACATGCAGGCGGTTCATGACGAGACATGGTTTTCCGCAAGATACCCGGTTTCTGAGACCAAGCTGGTGGATAGGGAAGAATTAGCTGACGCGCGACGTTCGATGAGCGACGCCCAGTACAGACAAGAGTTCGAGTGTTGCCCTGCCGGTTCATTGGTTTACACTGATAATGGCCAAGTCCCTATCGAGGATGTTTGTGTCGGGGATATTGTACTCGGTCATTCTGGTAGATTCCGCCAAGTTAAAGAATCGTTTCAGAGGCCGTATAAAGGTCGTCTTGTCCAGATATACACTAATGGGGATGCGAAACCTGTTGAGGTGACTCCCAAACATCCTGTCAGAGTCTATACCAAAGAAGACCAAACGTACAAGTGGGTGCCTGCCTCTAAAATAGCAAAGGGTGATTTACTTGTGCGCCCAAGACGCAAATATGGTGGGAAGGTTGTTTCAGAAGAAATTGTCATATTGGCCGCTTGGTACATTTCTGATGGGAGCAATGGTAAGACGTCCGCTTGTATTTCGATAGGGCTAAATAGACCGGACGAAGCGGCTCAGATAAGAGACTGTTGCACCAAATTAAACCTCAAAATCCACGAAAGCGATACAGGGACAGCAAGGACTTTCCATATAAAATCATGCTCTTTCAGTGACTTCTTAATCACTAATTGTGGAAAGTTAGCACAACATAAACGGATACCTTGGAGCATTATTTCTGGGCATGAAGACCTTTTTTTCGATGTTTTAATGGCGGGAGATGGGTGTAAATTTGAAGATATTTATTCCTACATTACAGTTAGCAGAGACTTAGCTTATGACGTTCAAATGCTTTCTGGCATGAAAGGTTGGATTGGGGGCATAACTAGAACGAAAGGTGGCCCATCTGAATTCCAAGGTCGTCCGATTAATACCCAAGATAAATACGAAGTGCGTATCAACACGAAGTGGAAACAAAAAGATAAATTCAAAGTGAGAAAAACATTCCCTGGGAAACATGGCGTTGGCGTGAAGGTCAGGAAAATAACACGTCGTGTCTACAGAGGGACAGTCTACAATCTCGCTATCCAACATGACAATTCATACATTATCAACGGAAGAACTGTCCATAATTGCGATTTTGAGGCCGCGATTGAGAACGCTTTAATCCCAACGGAGCTGGTTGATAAAGCCACAAAACGGGTAAACCTGCCGAACACATATTCATGGGCACCTATAGTAATAGGAGTGGATGTGGCCCGATTCGGGGACGACAAGAGCGTTATTTACGTCCGCCAGGGCCTTCATACCTTAGAGATTAAGAAATTCAAACACCTTGATTTGATGGCGTTCACCGACAGGGTGGCCCACAAGATAGTCCAGTACCGTGCCAGGATGACGTTCGTGGACGTGGTTGGCGTTGGTGCCGGGGTCGTTGATCGCCTGTACTCGCTAGGGTTCAAGGACGTTATTGGGATAAATTCTGGGTCGAAGCCTGACAATCCACGATACCGGAACAAACGAGCCGAGATGTGGGACAAGCTGAAGGACTGGCTTGAGGCTGGTGGAGACATTCCGAACGATCCTGAACTGATAGCGGAGCTTACGAGCGTCCAATACACCTACGCTGTTGGGGATAAATTACAGCTTGAGAAGAAATCCGACGCGAAGGGACGTGGCGTGGCCTCTCCTGATGTCGGGGACAGCATGGCGTTCACACACGCAATGCCTGTAGAGAACGACAATAAATACGGGAACGACTTTGACGAGTACGACGATAGATCATACGCGAAAAGTAAACCCAATAAAATGACAGGTTACTGATATGGCGGATGTATTAGAGCGCGTAATCATATTAATAGGGATACTTGGATCTTTGATGGTTTTAGGTATGATTTTTACAACTTAGGATAATTTATGCCAATAGAAGAAGCCCCCCAAATCCTTCCCCCGCAGTCCCAAGATGGCATGATTGCACCGTCACCGGTTGTGATCATGCCCCCTGGGGAGGGACCGACATACGATAATGAGGCGTTTGATAAACTGAACGCCTTCCTTGGGATGAACAATGTCGCAGATGGCGAGGACGAGAAGACCCTTTCCGATATGGGATATTCCGCTTGCAGGGATTACGATATTGACAAAAACTCCCGATCTGACTGGGAAACCATTCATGATGACGCTCTTGAATTAGCCAAACAGACCGTGGATGGTAGAACGTATGCTGGGGAATCTGTGGCTGACGTGAAGTACCCGACCTTGGCCACTGCCGCCATTCAGTTCTCTGCGAGGGCTTATCCAAACATTGTCAAGGGCAAGGACGTTGTAAAATGCAAGATTATTGGGGTAAAGCCTTCCACGGGTGAGATTCCGACTGATTTAGATCCACAGGACCAGGAAGCGATGATGAAGGCACAGGTCCAGTCTGTGGCGAATAAAGTGGTTGCAGAGAAGGACGCCAGGGCCTTGAGGATTGAAGAGTTCATGAGCTACCAGTTCCTTGAGAGCATTGAAAACTGGGAAGATTCTCTTGACCAGCTTCTCATGTCACTCCCTATTATGGGGTGCATGTTCAAAAAGACATATTACGATTCAGCTTCGAGAAAAGCCAAATCCCCTCTTGTAAGCCCGAAAGACCTTGTTGTTAATTATTACGCTAAAAGCCTTGAAGAAGCGTCACGGGTTACTCACGTATTTGAGCTGACCCCGAACGAGATCCGTGAGAGGGTAAATGCGGGTATATTTCTGGATATTGAGTACGGAGATCCTGAAGCGAGCGAGGAGAGTGACGAGGCCGACAAGGACGCTCCGCACACGTTCCTTGAGCAGCACAGGTGGTGGGATCTTGACAAGGACGGATACCAGGAACCGTATGTGGTGACGGTCCACAAGGATACTGAAAAGGTTGTCAGGATTATAGCGCGGTTCGATGCTGACGGGATCGTATCTGATGGTGATACCATTATAAAGATTGAGCCTGTCATGTATTTTACACGATTTATATTCATGCCCGCCTTTGATCAGAATTTCTATGGTATGGGTTTTGGGTCCCTTCTTTCTCCAATAAACGCCACGATAAACTCAACCATCAACCAGCTTTTGGACGCCGGTACATTGGCGAACCGACAGTCGGGTTTTCTTGGAAAGGGTGTTCGTCTTGGAAACCGCGACCTTGAGTTTAAGCCTGGAGAATGGAAGCAGGTAATGATTACAGGGGATGATCTGCGAAAAGGGATTGTCCCGCTTCCCGTTAGAGACCCGTCCTCAGTTCTATTCAATTTACTAGGCATGATGATAGAGTCCAGCAAGGAATTGTCCTCTGTTGCCGATGTGTTAACCGGGGAACAGCAGGGTGCTAATGCTAGTCCAACCACGGTCCTATCTTTAATAGAACAGGCGTTAAAAGTCTTTTCGGTTATTTATAAGCGGGTCCACAGGTCGCTCAAGTCCGAATTCCATAAAGTATGGAGGCTTAATAGATTGTACCTGACGGACGAGCAATACCAGACCGTTGTGGAGGATTCACAGGCGTCCGTGAAGGATTTCTATTCTGAGGACATTGACGTTGTTCCTGTGTCTGACGAGATTGAACTGACCAATATCCAGCGTATTGCGAAGGCCGAATCCCTGCTACAGCTCGTGAACACTGGCCTGAACGATAGGGAGATTAAACGTCGATACCTGGAAGCCCTGAATATTGACGACATTGACAAACTCCTTCCTTCCAACGATGCCCCAGACCCAACACCACCAGATGTAGAGCTCGAAATGATGAAGCTGGAGGTGGAGAGGTCAAAGGTAGAGCTGGATCAGCAGAGGTTGCAAATTGAACAACAGCTCGCCATGTCCAAGATTGAGACAACGAAAGCCAACACCGTCCGGACAGGCATCAGAACAGAGGTGGAAAAGAAACAATTAGCCATGTCCCCCAACGAGCAAGCCGAGTTTATCAGATTAGAAATAGACCGTGACAAAGTTGAAAACGATAAAAGGAAATTGGACATCGAGGAAAGACTGGCGGAGGAAACGGTCAGGAAAACCCGTGCGGAGTCCATATACACCATCGCCCGTGCGGAGGCCCAGGAACAGGGAAGCCAGATGTCCCAGTATAAAAAGGAATTAGACGACCTGTATAAAGTTGTCGATGGCCAAACTGAACTCATGAAAACGATGGTAGCACCATGAGCACACGGGAAGACATTCTACAATGGATGCAATCGCCCCTCACGGAAGAAATCATGGGTATGATACGGACCATGAAAGAAGAGGCGATAGAGGATCTTGCCAGCGGGAATACTTTTAACTCAGAATCCATGGAAAACACGTTCGGGACCACGGCGAAAGCGATTGGGTACATTGAGGGGCTGAACGCTGTTCTAAATATTGACGAAATAAACGAGAATTGAGGTTACGCTATGGGGATGAGCCCAAGTAAAACCATTGAAAAATGCACATGCGATGATGAGGGGTAGTGCTGGGAGGGGCAAGAAAAAATGGGCTCCATCGTGGAGTATCGACATGCCGGTAGACGAGGACGGCAACGCTCCCACCAATCATGCCATCTTACAAGCAATAAATAGGGTTCGTAGCCGTATGTTTGAAAGACAACTGGCCGCTGGTGGGCGTGGTACTTTTTTCATAGACGACATGTATGCGGATAGAGCGTCAAGAAAAGCACAGGATGCAGCGATAAGAAAAGCGGCTAAAGGAGGAGATTTTTACTTAGGTTGGCAATAATTTAACTGGAGGTAGGCGATGAATCTTGAGCCAGAGGGCGTAAAACTTTTAGTGAAACCGGAAACAGTCGAGAAGATAACCAAAGGTGGGATTCTTATTCCCGACAAAGCGAGGGACGATCAACAGGTAGGAGTTACCCGTGGTACGGTCATTTCCATTGGCCCCAACGCGGATTGCAACTTTGTGTCAGGCTTTATAAGGGAAGGTGACTTCATCCTATTCGCCAAGTACGGCGGTATCGTTGTCGATGAAAGTGGGACAGAATACCGGATTATCAACGACGAAGATGTAATGATGAAAATCGTAGAGTAAACCAAATCTAAATATACAAGTCGGTCACTGATTGGTCCTAATAAAAGGACACCATGAGGCCCGTGTGAAGCAATTCGCACGGGCTTTTTTTATTCAACAGAGAGGAAGGTATAGAGATGCCGGAACAGATTTTACTTCCAGAAGCGGAAGAAGACACTCCAGAGGTTCTTGAGGAGCCAGAAGTATCGGTAGAAAGCGACGAACCAACTGAGGAACCAAAGGAACCAAAGAAACCAGAAGAAACGGTCGAGTCTCTTGCTGGAGAACTGGGGTGGAAACCAAAGGACAACTTTATAGGGCATGGTGACGATTTTGTCAGTGCTGGCGAGTACATCAGACGCAGCAAAGACATCCAGGACACCATGAGGAACAACCTCAAATCAAACAAAAACAAACTTTCTCAAGTGGAAAAGGGTCTACGTGACCTGAAACGCCACAGCGAAACCGTCATGAAGTCGGAGATTCGTGATCTGAAAAAAAGGGTCGAAGACACCCAGACCGCACGGGATGAGGCCATTGAGGAAGGGGATAAGGACGCTGTTTACAAAGCAGACAAGGAAATGTCCGAGTTACGGGAGGAAGCACAGTCCCATATCGAAAGGGTCATGCAGTCCCAGGAGGAAGACAAAGGGGACGATCATCTTGACCCACAGCAGGTGTCTTCCTTCAAATCATGGACACAGGCAAACCCCTGGTACAACTCCCCAGGGTCGAATGCGGGTGATAAGGATATGACCAGCTATGCCGACTACCTAGCTGATTCACCTGAATACGCGGGGTTGCCTTACGACAGAAAAATACAAGCAGTAACAGAAGTAGTGAAGCAGAAATTTCCAGACAAGTTTAACGGAAACGCATCTCGTCAACCAGCGAACTCTGTAGAGAGTGGGAGACCCACCGGTATGAAGAAGAGCTATACCTCCAGGGATCTTAGCGGGGAACAACGGGATATCATGAACAATTTCGTTAAACAAGGGGTTATGTCCGAGAAGGACTACATCAAGGATCTTGTAAAAATAGGAGAACTGGGATGAGCAATCTTATAAAAACACGGCACGACGAACCATTCTTAACTGAGAAATCAGCCCAAATGAGGGGGGGAACTCTTGCCAAAGAGGGAACAATGACCGAAGTGGTCGATATTGAAGGTGGATACGCCCTAAAGAAGATCGGAGAGATCAAGGAAGAGGTCGTAGCACCGACAGAAGATAAGCCCAAAAGAAGGGAGAAACGCATTCCCTTGGGTTCAAGAAACGTCCTGGTATATCCCAAGCGCAAAGGTTTCGAGCGCCGAGTATTTAACGACATTGATGACCGAGTACTTAGCGCAGAAAACGCAGGGTGGGTAGCTGTGGCAGACGAAGACCTCGCCGACAATAAAGCCGGTCGTGCAACCAGAATGGGTCTTAAAGCACGTAAGCCCGTAGGCGGCGGTGTGCATGGAGTTCTTATGGAGATACCACAGGAATTCTATGACGAAGATCAGCAAGCCAAACAGGACGAAATAAAACTATTGGAAGACGATATGAAACGAAACAGGGGCAATGTTGAAGGGGCCTACGGCTCCATAGACATCAAGTGATGCTCCTGCCTACATAATTAAGGAGTAAAAAGTTATGGCAAACGTGGATAAACCTTGCGGGTTGAAACCTGTGAGATATTTGAACGGTTCTCCTTGGAATGGCAAAGTGACGATGTATTACAAGACCGCCGCTTCCAACGCCATTTATAAGGGAACACCTGTAATACATGGCGGGACTACCGCCACCGATGGGATAACCCCCACTTGTGACATTCTAGCCTCCTCTGGTAAAGGCGGCATGGTTGGCGTAGCGGTTGGATTCTCCAATTCCCGATACCTCGCTGCTGATGTTACCGACCTCAGTCGTGCGTACTGCCCGGCCAGCACCGCAATGTATGTTGCCGTGGTGGATGACGCCAATGTCCTTTTTGAAATTCAGGAAGACAATGCTGTCCCTGATTGGATTGAAGCTGCTGATGTAGGACAGTATTTCTCAATCGCCAGTCATAGTGGTGGAAGCACGTCTACAGGGCTTTCCAGTGCCGAATTGGACTCCGGTGGGAATACCGGAACCGAAGCATCTGGGGCAGTACAGCTTATGGGCTTGGTCGATAGAGTCGATAACGTGATGGGTTCCAGCGCGTATTACGCAAAATGGTTGGTGAGAATGGGCACTCACGCTTACAACGTAGTCGCAGTTTAATAAAGGAGACAAACAATGACTATTACTACCGGCTCCTTTGCAAAAGCATTGTGGCCTGGAATTAACGCCTAAACTACTTGGGCCTTACGCCAGTAATGGCGTCGAGATAACTCCTTTAACTGCTGGAAACTCTGACCGGGGAAACGCCGAAGACAATCAGCAGGGAAGCTCTATAGAAAATGGAGAACCTTCAACGACCATTCCGAAAGGAAGTACACCCAAGCGGGTGGAAATGGGGAGCATCCTGGTAACAGGATGAAGATATGGTCTGGTCTGCATGGAAACATGCAGCGGTTCCTAACGGAACGGGGTGGAATTAGCGATTTCACTTGAACATAAACGGGTATGGAAAGACGTATAAGGAGTACACCCCAGAGTGGCCTCAGATTTTCGATAAATCCAAGTCCACCAAAGCGTTCGAGGAAGATGTGGGAGTGACCGGGTTCGGTCAGGCTTCGATAAAAACTGAAGGAAATTCAATTAGTTATGACGATATGGAGCAGGGTTTTATAACCCGATACACCCATATCACTTACGGTTTGGGTTTCATAATCACCCGTGAAATGTACGAGGATAATCAATACGCAGAGATCGGGATGAAACGGGCGCAGGCTTTGGCTTTCTCCATGAGGAACACCAAGGAGACCGTGAGTGCGAATGTCCTTAACCGGGCGTTCAACGACTCATACACCTACGGTGACGGCCTGGAGCTTTGCTCTGAGCTGCACCTGAATAAGTCTGGTGGTACATGGCGGAACGAGCTGGATACTGCGGCTGATCTGTCAGAGGCGTCCCTGGAACAGGCATGTATCGATATTGCAGCGTTCAAGAATGACCGTGGAATGCTTATCAAGGTGCTCCCAAAGACCCTGATCATACCACCTGCGCTGGAGTACGATGCTGTCCGTATCCTGAAATCCACCCTCCAGAGTGGAACGGCGAATAACGACACGAATGCGATCCGTACCTTGGGCCGCATCCCGAACATCGTTGTGAATCACTTCCTGACCGATACGGATGCTTGGTTTATCAAGACCGATGCGCCGCACGGGATGAAGATGTTTGAGCGTCGTGGTGACTCGTTCGCCACAGATAATGATTTCGATACCGAGAACGCGAAATTTCGAGCCAGTTGTAGATATTCAGTCGGATCGAGTGACGTCAGGGGCATCTTCGGGAGCCCAGGAGCGTAGTAAAATCAACCACTTAGCCGGTGTTCTCCTCTGAGGCTAACCGCTGAAGAGGGGGCACCCTACAAAAAAAAGTTCTTTGACATTATTATTCGCTTGACGATTCCGACACACTATGCTACCTTTGTTTAAACATTAACAATAGGGGGTGTAAAAAATGGAATGCGTTCAATGCGGATCGGAAGTAACGAAAATTGTAGCAAAAGGGATGTGCGGTCAGTGCTATAGCGTTGATTTAGCACGTAGGTCTGTCGCTATATGTGGTGGATGCAATGAACGTAAGCCTCTAAAAGCAAAAGGGTATTGTTCAGCGTGTTATATGGCTTTCCTTCGGTATGGTGATCCCACACATAGAGAACGCCCTAAGAAAGGAGCCAACCTTTGCTCTAAGTGTGAGCGATATCCTGTCCATGCAAAAGGTCTGTGTAAGGTTTGTTATGGGAAGGGACGGCTACTTAATCTTGGGCATGGTGAATGCTCTAATTGCAAAAAGTTTAAAAAACTGATGGCGAAAGGGTTGTGCAATAAGTGCTATGCTTTGTCATTAGAGGAAAGCAAGACGAAAAAATGTAGAGGGTGTGGCGAAGTAAAACCAATAAAAGCACAAGGATTTTGTAGGAAATGCTTTGCGAGAAAGAAAAGGCATGGTCACACTAACCGGACTAGGCTCATTAAAGGGACAAAGTTATGTACCGTATGTGGGAAAAAACCGATCCATGCAAAAAAGATGTGTGGCGCTTGTTATGCAAAGCATAGAGATGTGATCAACCCAGAAATGAGAACTAATGCAGATTTGAAACGACATTTCGGGATTACGATTGATGATTACAACAGGATGCTTGAATACCAAAACTTTTGTTGCGCGATATGTGGGAAAAGAGTCGAAGATATGGATAATGGGATGGCCAAGAGATTTGATGTAGATCACGACCATTCGACTGGTAAAATACGGGGTCTTTTATGCGGTAACTGTAACCGTGGGATAGGCAACTTACAGGACTCCCCCGAAAACCTACAAAGCGCAATACAATATTTAAAGACACACGCTTCGAGCGAAGCCGAATAATTTTACGTGTAAGCCGTGGTTCGATCCCACGGGGCAGCTTCCATCTTGAGGGGTGGTCGATTGTCACTGGAAGGAGATAAATTATGCCTTTAACAAATTTTCCAAACGGTATTACGTCTTTTGGCATTCCGCAACTTGGTGGTCAGGGTCTTACTATGCCTGGGACTGCGTACTTTGTGGATTCCGTAAATGGCAGCGACGGTAGTTCTGGCAAAAGCATTGACAAACCTGTCAAAACTGTTGAAAAAGCCTACTCTCTTACAACGAGTGCCAACAACGATGTCATTTACATTGTTGGTAACGGGACAGCATATTCCATTGCTGCGGCTGTAGCGTGGTCAAACACGTTCACTCATATGGTCGGTTTAACTGCTCCTATTACCCACGGGAACAGGGCGAGGCTGACAATGGGTGCCGACATGACATCCATTATTACTGTGTCTGGCCAGGGTTGTATTTTCAGCAACTTCCAAGTACAGCACGGAAAAGGAACGAACACGAACCTTGATAATATTATTGTAAGCGCCAACCGGAATTACTTCTGGAATGTTGGGTTTAACGGCCCCATCAATGCCACGGAAGGTGCGGCAGCGTATAATGAGCTTACTCTTTCATCTGGTGCTCAGGACAACATGTTTGAGCGTTGCACTTTTGGTCAGTGGTCAACGGCTGTTTCTTCAACAACTGGTTACGAAATTGAGTTCAAGGGTAACAATGCCCAGACCATTTTCAAGGATTGCAGAATTTTCACATACGCAAGTTCTACGAGCCATATATTTGTGAAGGCTGGTGTGAATCTTGGTGGTGAAGCGGCCTTGGTGACATTTGATGGCTGCACGTTTGCTAACATGGACAACGACAAGACCTTGACGGTTGCAATCAGTGAACCGACTCACGGTATTGTTCTTTTGAAGGATTGTGCTGCGTACAACATCACTGATTGGTCAGACACGTCCAATACCCATGTGTATGGGACCATGCCTGCAACCAATGAAGCTGGTGGTATTGCAGTCGTTCCTTCGTAGGAGATAAAAGATGATAACCGAATATCCCATTTTATTGAAGTGTTCGTTTTGTAACGGTGATGGTGAAAGGACGAGTAGTATTGGGGATAATGAAACGGTTAGCCCGTGTGCTTCATGCAATAGCACTGGGTATAACCCTCACGCTGTTTTGGTTTATCCTGAGAATATTGTCCCAGCATATGTGATCCTTGAAGCTACTGATGTCGACGAGATAGATGACCTAACAGTACCTAAAACAAGATGCTTTAATGGGGTTATAGGTGCTGGGTTCGTTGACATCAGCGAGGGGTCCAACGCCATGGCACTTTTAAATGGGGCATTCGGTGAATCATCTACAACCATGACCAATATAGCGGAGTTGAGATAATGACATTACAGATCATGCACAAGACAAAATACAAGGAACAGAACCTTGGCAAAACCCGCAGTGAGCAGGAAGAGAATATCCGCAAAGACGGGCTTCAGGGCATGTCAGATGAAGCGTTGGACAAGTGTAAATTCATGGAAAAGAAGCACGGTCCAGCCTTCTGGTCAGAGAGAGAATTAAACAGGATATAGGAGACTCGAATGAACGAGACGTTCAAATACCACGAATTAGTTAAGAACAACCTGATAAGGCGGCTTAAACCTGCCTTGCAGAAGGGGCTTGTTTATATCAGGCCCAATGACCAGAAACTTGCCATGAGAACGGGAGTCCCGTGGTACACCCCATGGATTTTCGGTGGGATAAAGACCGATGCTGACATGAACTGTGTTTTGTACCATGACCTGATATTGCCTTATTACGACTTCATTCCTACCCGATGTCAGGGATGCTGGAAAGTGGTTGCCCGGCCCAACACGGTTGAGGAACTGTTTAAGGTCAGTGATTTACAACAAGAGTCTGATAGGCAGTCCAAGGCGGGAATAGAGGTCAGGGAGTCAGTGAGCGCCTTGTACGGTGCGTACTGGTACAACGACAGCCTTGAGTCCGGTATGGAGTGTAAGAAGTACGTTGAAAGGATGATGGATGATGTGGGTCCGGACATTGACGTGTTCCTGAAGAGAGGTTGCACGGAGTTTGAGCATAAGTTCGGTAATTCCATGAATTGGGCGGTATCGGATGAGAACAGAAAAACAGAGGATCTGATTAACGAGAATATTACCATCGAGGGCGCTGAAGATTACAGCCAGTCCTGGTACGTGATTGAAGAAACCAAGCTACAGTGGGTTGAATGGGCGTTCCAGCACGGGGACAAGACTTATGCCAAGTTTACGGGCGGTGATCCTCTTTACCCGCCTTACGTGAAATACTTTTCCAGGGAAGAAGCAGAGGGCGCAGATGGCGTATAAATCAGGCGACCATTACGTTCTGTGCGATATTTGCAATTTCAAGCGCTACAGGTCAGAGTGTGTAAAGACATGGGATAACCTTTTAGTATGCAGAGACACCTGTTTTGATGGCGCAAGAAACCCGCAGGACTACGCCGTCCACCCTCTCGCAGATAAGCAGATGGTAACCGATCCTAGACCTGAACATGCCGTAAAGCCGACCATCCTTGAAACGGTCACTCCAACGTCCATTGCAGACACCACGGCGACCTCTGGCGGGAACATCACGAACAATGGCGGTTCTGCCGTGACTGAGTACGGGGTCTGCTGGGCTACCGCTCCTGCCCCTGATACGGACGATGATCGCACCTCTGACGGGACTGGGACCGGTGAGTACACTTCTCTGATCACGTTGTTGACGGCCAGTACGAAGTATTATTTACGGGCGTATGCCGTAAACAGCGTAGGCACAAGATATGGTCCATCTATTGAATTTACCACCACGGCGTAAGGGGATTGCATGGCTACACCTTTAAGCGTAGATATTGATACAGGTTCCTCAACCGTGGACTATTTTGCCGACACGAACGGTGTGTCCGCTGTCTGGGACTTCAGGATCAGCAAAGGAACGAATAGCCGTGCAGGGGAGTTGAGGGGTTCTTGGGATGAGGTAGCGGCTTCAACGCCAGCACAGGCGATACGAAGGCTTCAGGACATTGGTACTATCCCCAGCACAGTGGCAATCACGATTGATAAAAATGTCAATACGGTACGGGTTAGAGTCGCTGTCCCAACGGACGATTGGACATTCAGGGCATTAAGGTCTTTGGTACAACAATGAAAAAACTTATTCTCATACTTTTGCTTATCCCGTGTTTCGCGTTGGCGGATAATTACGACATACACGACCAGGGGTCTTTAATCCCTGACGATTATGCTCTATTCTTTGGGTCTGACGAAGACTTCAAGCTATCGTATGACGAGACGACGGACAACGATCTTGAATTATCGGACGGGGCTAATGAGTTTCTGTCTGTGACCGATGATGGGACAACCGCGACATTCGCCATTACTGGAGACTTGAACGTGTCCGGGGACGTAACGGGGACGAGCCTTGATCTTGGCGGAACGACCGCCTTGTCTTCACGCAGTCTTGTGGTTGATACTGGGGGTGTATTTGACATAAACCTTGGTACAGCCGCAGGGGATGATTTCACTGTGGATACGGATTCTTTTGTTGTGTCTGGTGATACTGGGTATATCGGTGTAGGGACAGCAAGCCCCCTATACAAATTGCATCTTGTCGAAACAACAAGCAGAAAAGATGTAGCACTTTTTTCAACTAACTCATCAGACACCGCGGTTGGATTTCTCTATGGGATGATACTAAATAACACAAATAGCACAGATGGTAATTATTCAGTTTTTGGAAACCAAGATAGCGGTGGAGATTGGAACGCATGGATTGATTTCATTAATGTAGATCATACTCTAAACAAAGGTGCGGTTGCTTTCACTACAAGAAATGGCGGTGCTTATACTCGGAAGATGTATATTGATGAAGATGGTAATGTCGGTATAGGGACAACGAGTCCTGGGTACGAATTAGAAGTAAAAGGCAATATATTCCAAACATACAATGGGGGGGCAAACCTCCATTATTTTCAACAAGTTGGCAATTATGTAGGGAGAGCGGTTACCGGAGACATTTGGTTAAATGCAGTTGGTGGGCAAAAACTCCACTTGGGTATTGGCGCGGCGGAGAGTTTGACAGTTGATGGTGGCAATGTCGGCATAGGGACTACAGCTCCAGGCAACCCACTTGCAGTGAACAGATCAGCAGATGGTGTTATAGTTGATTTTGAATCCGCTGATACGGTTGAGGGGACCGTTTCAATAGCAGGGAACACCACATCTTACAACGCTTTTGTCGGATCACATTACACCCAATTAAAAGACGGGCAGGCAGACTTCCCAGTGGGGGCCGTGGTTGTGTCAACCGGAGAAATCATACCATGCTCAGTTTCAAAAGATAAGTACACAAAGGTTAATCCTTTGGATGCTGTAAATATTGTCACGAAGCAGGACGCTGGAGAAATCGTTGATGTCGAAGTGGAAGACAAGGGCAACATTTTATCGGAGGAAACCACATACGCTTATGACCCTGAAACAGATACGGAAACACCGACAACTACATATACCTACGGGACTAAGGTTGTCCAAAAGAAACAACTGAAAGACGGATATTACTTCCACAAAAACACTCGCAAATTTTACACCTTAAAACAGGGCTACGTCAAGAAAGGTGGCAAATTCTATTTACATGAAGTGGTTGAAAGGCTGAAACCAAACAAGGAGTATTTTGTCTATGTGGATGCCACGACAACAGCCGGGGATAAAAGGGTTTATGGGTCATGGTTGGGAAAGATGAGCAACGACGCAAAAGGCATGTCATTCGGTAAAGACTCAGATCCGGTTTTTTTGGTTGCACAGGTGGGGCTTTTCAAGGTTAGGGCGACCGATACAAACGGCAATATTGAAAACGGGGATTGGCTGGAAACTTCCACGCGGGCTATGGAAGCGCAGAAACAAACATCAGACCAAAAATTAAATAGTACAATCGCGAAGTCTATGATCGACGTTGATTGGAACACTGTAGCACTTGATCCTGAGTTGGGCTACAAATGGAGACTGATACCATGTACTTACTAATGGGTGGGAGTAGCATATGACGACTCAAGCTCTTTTGATCCAAGGTGTAAAGGAACTTATCCAAGACACAACCTTTGACTCGACTCGTATCCTGAATTATTTGAACCAAGGAATTAGGCAGATTGCTGGGGGCATATTCATAACCTACCCCGACAGAACTCAGGTTTTGTCATCCCCCGCACCTTTACTCGGTACGTCCAGTGAACTGGAAACCAGTATCGCGAACCAGTACATTAGCCTGCCAACGAACTTCGGAAGGGGTTTGTATCATTTAGTCAGTGATACCAACGACGTTGAAATAAACATCTACGATTCCTTCGCTGAATTGTTGAGCCAGTACCCGACCTTGGATAATACATCGAGGGTTATTGCGGCTTCCATCAGGGGGAGTAGACTTTACTATCAGGGGATGCCCAGCGTGGCAGAAACCCTCACCGCTTATTACTATCGTGTGCCTACGGATATGAAGGTGTATTCTGCTGCGACTATTTCATTCGCTGAAACGGGGAGTCGTATCGCAGACAGTGCAAGCGCTCTCACAGGGTTTGTCGCTGGGCAAACGATAGATATTACTGGCACGGCAAACAATAATACTTCTTTCATTATATCGGCCATAGCATCAGATTACTCCTATATTACGACCACAGTGGCTCCCACGACCGAAGCGGCAACCGGCACCTTCTATATAAGGAGTAGACCGGACGGGATACCAGAGCATCTCCATGAGAGTTTACTTGAGAACTATTCAGCTTGGCAGATATATGGCAGGAAGACAAAAGAGCAAGAGGGCTTGGCGGTGGAATTGTCAAAGCGGCATCACGGCCTGTTCCTGGGGGCTATGTTGAATTTTGAGGCGGCAGTAGAAAATGTTGGAGAACCCGTTCGCTTCTTGAACGCGAGGTGGTAGCATGAAGAAATTACTACTGATCCTGATCCTGTTACTCCCGATATCGGGATATTGTGCTGAAGTCGATTATTATACGGAAACTACGGCAATCGTACAAGTTCGTTCAATCATCAATGAGGCAAGCGAATCGTTCTGGACAGATGTGGAGCTGGCTGCTTGGATTTCGGAGGCTGCACAGGACTTGAGCGCTAGGACATTATGCGTTCAAAAGACTGCCGATGTTAGTCTGCTCACCGATACTGTAGAATACGCAACGGAAGATTACACCATTAAAATCATTGGGGCCTATTACGTGGCTCCTGATATTGAGGGCGTAGCTCAAGGGTACATCGGGCTGAAAAGGATCAATTTTAACCAGATTGCTGATCTCCCTCATATGACGCCCGGCCAACCTAAGTATTTTTACCGATATTCCGAAGATGGCTCTGGTAAGATAGGGATCATGCCATTACCGACCGCTACGGAAAATGCACAGATTGTAAAGGTCATATACGCCGCCCAAACCAACGATATTGCAGATATTCCACAACTTTACCAATCGGCGACATTTTGGTACGCTGCTGCTATGGCTTTCAAAAAAGAACATCGCAACGCAGAATCGGACAAGTTTTACACGATGTACCTTCAGAAGATAAATTCGCTCAGAGGCGATCAGGATGATATAAAGACCGAGACATCTAGCAAATGATAAAAATAATACTGGTTCTTCTGCTGTTCGCTTCCCCGGCTTTTGCTGCCGATATTGGAGGTCCTGACGAATCTCCTATCATAAGTCTAAGCATCCCGTTTACGGGGAAGCTGGACCGATCCACCCCTTTCACATCCCTTCCCCCTGGCTCCGTATCCGAAATCAAGAACATGAAACGTATCGCCCCTGGTGTGCCTTCTGGCTGGACTGCCCGTAAAGGTATGACGAAACACAATACCAGTACCGCCTTGAACTCTGCCGAGGACGTGAAGAGCCTTCACCAGTATGTGAACAAGGATTTCAGTACGCGGTGCTTTCTGGCACAGGTGGATAACTCCACAAGCGGGGATTTGATTTATCTGGCCGACGACGACCCCCCGGCATACGGGACGGATTTTTCTTCTGCGGCCATTTATACAATGAGTGCTGCTGCTGGGGTGATGTTCTCTGACCACATTAACGATGATTGGGTAGGTGCTGCGAGTGGTGCTGACCCTTTTGCTTGGTCGGGTGGTACTGCATACCCTGATGGTTTTTCGGTAACTGTTGGGGAGGCCGCACCCGTAAGCCCAACCATATTAAATAGCGGTTTTGAGACTGGGGCGCCCCCAGATAATTGGACTGAATTTAATTCAGGTGCCACTACAACCATATCTAGAAGCAACACCCAAGCACAAGCAGACACTTATAGCCTAAAAGTTGTTAGGACGTCGGGGCTTAATGACAGAGGTGGAGCCTATCAGGATGTAACTGTGCTCCCAAGTACAAATTACATTGTGACTTGTTATTATTATGATAATTCAGATAGTGGTTCCATTTTAGCTTACCCTGTATTTGAACAATATAACGCTGCATCGGCATTAGTAGATTCTACGAGTTTCCCACAGAACACTGGGGATAGCGCGTCGTGGAGGCTTTTTACCAGTAGTATGATGGAAATGTCATCGACGACAGTTACTTTAAGGATAAAACTGGGTGTGTATTGCCAGGGGACTCATTCTGGTGAAGTTTACTTTGACACTGTAGCCATAACCGCCTATGGGTCTGGTCAATCCAACTGGAGGGATGGGTATGATGATGTTAGAAACGGTGATACTACGACATCTGTCCGCTTCATTGAAGATACCATAGATATAGCTCATATAGGATACAGAAGACCGTTAAAGGGGGTTAATCTGTATTTTACAGGCACACAGCAAGATGTAGTGGCTACTCTCACAGTGCAAGCGATGAGGGATGGTGCATGGACGACCGTAAGCAATATGTCAGATGGGACCGTAGATGTTGCTACCAGCACTAAGGCTTTCAACGTAAGCGGTGCAATAACTTGGGATGCCGACACGACAGATGATCCGTTTTTGAAGGCTGGGGTTGATGATCAATTATTTTGGTATAAGTTGTCCGTTGATGCAGACACAACGGATGGTGTTGATGTCTATAAATGCACCGTGGTCGAGAACTGTCAAGCAATCACTAATTTGTCGGACGGGATATGGAGTGCCCCCGAATCTGTATTTAAGTTTGAGGGTGCTGCTTATACCGATGAAACAGGCGATCTAACAGACAGCGATACCGCTACCGTTCTGGAAATGGCTACATCTTTCTCGGCGGCAGAATATGTTTACATCGGTTGTGCCTCAAAGATTTTTGCAATATATATGGACATTTACACCTACGGGAATTCCACAGAGGCGGCAGGTGTTGTGGGGGTCGATTATTGGGAAGGTTCGAGTTGGACCGCACTTACTACGGTTATGGATGGGACATCCGATGGGACATACGCATTCGCCTACAGCGGTATCATTCAATGGGACCCCGAAGAGGTTTCGGAGAATGAACTTTTGTTTACCACTCCTGGGATAGGGCTATACCCTGATTTGCCGCTTTACTGGTATAGGATTACGGTGGATGATACATCGTATCTAAAAGTCGCAGAGATGGCGGTTATGGACAAGCCTGAGACATTACCACAATACGATGGGGTAATCCAATATCATTCCAGAGCGTTATGGTGGCCTGGTAGCACTGTAAAAAGTGGTATGGACTGGTCTCAAGATGGTTCGCCTCATGTGATGCTCCTTGATGGCTCTGATTTCGCTACAGGCAATATCTTTGGTGATGGGACCGTTAATTCTACAGTTTTATTTGGTGCGGATGCTATTGTGAGTACAAAAGACCCGTATAGGATCTATTCGCTTACTGGCACAACCCCTTCCGCATATGTTGCATCTCTGATCAGTGATAGGGTAGGTGCGGTTGCTCCGCACTCAATGGTATTTGTCGCTGGTGGTATAAAGCTATTCTCCCGTGATGCGTTGTCAAACGGTGTGATGTTCCTTGCTCCTGATGGGTTTTACATGACGAATGGCTCTACGGTTGTGGATATCAGCTCCCCAATCAGTGATTATTTCGATACCAGCGCCGTTCCTTATATAGAGCCTCTTTATATGGGCAATTCCTATGCCTGGATAGACTACGACGAAAAGGCCGTCCATTTTGCGGTCCCGATCCGAACGGCAGGTGGTGCTCAGACCACGTTAAACAGAGAGCTTATATACTCCTACTTCGCTGATGAATGGTACGATACTTACAGCCGCGTTGCTCCTGCTGCGTGTGGGATCAACGTCACGGGGTCCGACAATAAACCCATGCCCTATATCGGGGATTATGCTGGGTTCGTCTACAGGACGGATTATGGCACGATTGACGGCACAACCGGGATTGACCATTACCTTGTAACCTCCCCTCTTACGCCATTAAAGGGGCAATCGTCTGATTACCTGAATTACATAGTGGACGTTAGGGGATTAAAGCTCAAAGCCGGTGCTGACACAACTGCTGGATCAGAGGCTAAGATAACGGCATACGCTGATGGGGAAACAATAGGCGTAACTGTGGGCGATATACCCCTTGTTAAATCTGGGTATTCGTATATCGCGGATTACATTACGGTGAATTCGGGCACAGCGGGGACGCCCTTAACCGGGGAAGAGTTCGCATTCAAGTTCGATAATGAAGCAGTCGATAATTCAATAATGAAGTTATACGGTTTTACGGTGGATTTCCAGCTTAGAAGACCAACGTATTAGAAAGGGGTGACAATATGGGATTAAATTTATTCGAGAAGAACGTGAGGAAGATGACGGCCCCTGGTCGATACGGTGGGGTGTATGGTGCTGCTGGGGATAATACCAAGGATATTCTCGCATCGTATAACGACAGGGTAGGGAAACAGAAATTGGCTCGTGAGAATATTAGGTTAAGAGACCAGTCCCTTGACGACCAAAGAGATCAAAACATGTGGGGGCGGGGGTTTAGTGAGGACGAACTTGCTTGGAAGAAGACGCTGAAGAACAGGGAAGCCGACCAGTGGACGCAGAACTTCGATTGGGAAAAGGATTCAGATACATGGAATCAGGGATTTCAGGAAAAGAATTCAAAGCAAAGCCAACTCATGCTATTGATCGACCTCATGAACAGTATGGGCAAGATGGATGAGACTGATGACGCACTTGGGAACCTGAGAGAAGGGCTTGGAGTGGGCGGTAGTGGGATGAAGCCAGACCGAAAATACGAGTTCAAAGGTGGCACGAACACCAGGAGGGGCAGCTATGAATTATAGCAAAGTATTAAGCCATTATGGTGGGAAATACGGCCCTGGAGTTTATGGGCCAGCCCTTCAGAAAGAAAACGCTGGCAGGTCTGGTGATCAGTGGGACAAATCCTTCGCTGAAAAGGTCAGGCAAGCCGCCCAGGAATTCGGGTTCAAAGAAAGCGAGGCCGCAGAGATGTCTCGTCAGTGGCGAAGCGAGGCCGACAGGTCTGGCGATCAGTACGACCAAGACTTCAAGGAATCGGCCAGAAAGTACGCCGAGGAGATGGGGTTCAAGCGAGACCAGGCCGACCGCATAGCTGACCAATGGGCGTCTGAGTTCGGGTTCAGGACGGGGCAGGACGGGGCAGGCCGGTAAGGACAATACGCATCAGAGCAGGGCGATAAGTCCAAGGATGACCAACTGAAAATCCTAGAGCAGATCATTCGCCTTATCGGTCCTGGTGGTGACGGTTACGATGAATATGTAGGTAAATATGAAGAATTATATAACGGATAAGGGGGCATTTGGAATGGATCAGGGTATGTATGCGGGAATAGATATGGAGGAGCTTATTGCGGCATTGTCTGGTGGCGTCCTAAGCGGCCCTACGAAGGGTGTCCCAATGCCCACAATAGAAGAAATAGAAGAGGGCATGAGACGTGGTGTGGCCGGTGGTAGAGAAGGCGGGCCTGCCCCAATGGAAAGATCGTATGGGACAGCATCCATGCGTCCTTCTGGTATGGGGATGGCTCCAAATATGTCTTCCTCGTATCAGCAACAGAAGAAAGGCATGGGCATTGAAGACCTGATGAAGATGATACAGGCGATGAGGGGGCGGTAGCCAATGGACAAAGCACAACTTGAGATGATAGCCGAACGGTTTAGGATGAGCGTCAGAGAGTTGATGTCGCTGATGAACGGGGCAGGCAAGACCCCTCAAAGGAGTAGGACCCAATCACGCGGGAGCGTCGGCTCTTACCGACCTGGTGCCATGATGCCACAAATGACGATGACAAGTGGTTATGATGATTACGATCAGAATACGAAGTATTCTCAAGACAATGCCCTACGGAAGCAGATACTCGCTTTCATGAAAGACCAGGAGAAGTATAATCGCACCCGGGCGGATAAGCGTTCGGATACGGCTGCTTCTAATAAGCGCGACACTCAGAAGGCTATTCTCAAAGAGGTTAATGCTCGGATGCAACCAGATAGACGGCATATGGTTGATGTAGAGACCGACGGTAAAATCACTCAGGAGCTAACTGAGATATCCTATATGACCCCTGAACAAATAGCCGCTACAAAGAGACGGGTCAGGGCTGATGTGACCAAAGAATACGCGAGCCTTATGGAGCCTGATAGACAGCAGAAACCAACGAGATCAGCACCGAAAGCTGAGGAGCTTGACAACTACGGTGAATCTTACAAAACCCCTGGTAAATTGAGGAGAGGGTCTGGTTGGGTAAAAATCGAAGAAGGCGGGTTGAAATCGCCTGACCTGGAGGATGGGGAAGAAGGCAGACGTGGTGGAAGGTATAAGGCTGGAACTGAGTTCTTTATGAACGAAAAGGGTCAAACGGTCAGGATAGAACCCAACGAGAACGGCATGACATCTAGGGTGACTGGTATCGTGAATGGCAGGGATTTGAACAGTGATATAGTCCCTAGAGAAGATGTTGAAAACTTCAAGCGACAACGGCGGCAATTACCCGAAAGGAAGATGCTTTCAAAAGCTGATAAAGATATGATGGAAGATGTAACAGACGTTGGTAATGCAACTGGAGGCTATGTTCCACAAGGGATCGGGGCTCCTGCAACAAACCCATGGGAACAACCACAGACGCAAGATTTGCCCAAGACGTATCCCCCCAATGAAGGTATGGGGTCTCCGACAGGGTTATTACCGGCTAGGCAGAAGTCGCATACGCCTGATAACGATTCTCGGCGCGATGCCGTTAGAAGTTTTTACAAACCTCCATCTGAAGGCAACGAACCGATTGGTTTGCTGCCAGGATTTAAAAAACAGAACGACCCAACCGCTCCTAGCATGAATGAGGCTATGGATGGGTATTCCCTCCCTGAAAACCCCGTGGCACAACGAGATGTTCCTCCTGGTATTGGATCACCTGGTAAAGACCCTTGGAGCAGGCAGGACCCATCCGACACGCAGGGGTTGAAAGAGATGATAATGGGGTTGCTCGGGAACAAAGAAGATGTGCAGGGAATACAGGAAATGTTATCGGGGTTGTTCGGATATGATAGCCCCAACCAGTATTAGCAAATCATAAGGTGACACATGGCATACGATTTCGATTACCTATTTGACGAAGAACCTGAAGAAGATCCGTTTGCCTATTTGTTTGAGGACGGCCCGAACGATGCAAAGGCGTCTGATGTAGACCCGTTCGCCTATCTTTTTGAAGACGGTCCTGAACCTTTGCAGGCTGAAGAGCCTTTGTTTGCACTCAAAACTGGAATAACCGAGCCCGCTAAGGTAGAACCAGAAAAGGATGAAAACAGTCTCGTATCCAGTGGATTGGCTACTGTTGATGCGTTAGGTAGTGCTGTATTGAACCTTCCTGCAAAAGCTATTATGGCAGTACAGGGCCAAAAAGGGGCGTCTGTAGCTGATCGTGGTTTGGGAGATAAATACATTAAGTGGGTTGAGGACCGTAACAAGAAGCTGGCTGAAACGCACAGTAAGACTGGCGATTTAATACCTGGGCTTTTAACGAATAAGGATGTGGCTGAAGCTGGTAGCAACCTCGCTTTTGGTGGTGTGTCAATGGCTGGGTCACTTGGGGCTGGTGCTGCTGGTACTGCCGTTGGTGGTCCTGTTGGTATGGTCGCTGGTGGGGTAGTCGGTGGTGCTGCCACAGCTTACCAGATGGATGGATACATGGCGATGCAGTCTTGGTTGGAGAAAAGGAACCAAGAGAACATAACCAAAGGGTTAGGCCCAATGACGAAAAAGCAAGAGGATGAGTTCAAGGAAGAATTCAGCGATCTTGCAACCAAACACGCACTATGGGAAGCCGGGCCTGAAGGTGTAGGGAATACGCTTGAGATAGCATTGTTGGCAGCTAAGAAAATACCAGGCGTTCGATGGATGCCTAAGAAGTTGGTTGGTAAAGCTGTGAAAGGGGTACTAAGGGGGTTGGGCGTTCTCGGTGTGGAGGCTACAACTGAAACCCAAACCCAAATAGGCCAAACAAATGTTGAGATTGAAGCTGGGATGAGCGACGAACCGCCCCGTGAGTTTACGAGTGCGGACGATCAGATTAAATCCTTGAAAGAAGTGTTGCCACAAGTTCTTTTGCTGACAGGTGGTATGAGTGCCGGTGGTATGGCATATCGTGGTATGAAGGCACCTGACGCTGACGCTGGCCTAACCATAGACGACGACCCCGTAATTGCTGCCGCACAGGAATCCGCAAGGGCAAAGAAAGCCCAGGCCGATGTCGAAACCACTGAATCCAACGCCAAGCTGGAAGCGATACAGAAAAAGACAGACGAGTTCAAGGAATCGGTGATCGCCAATAAAGAGCAAAAAAAGGTTGCCGAAGAGAAAGTCGTTAGCGACCAGGAAGAGGCTGATGCGAAAGCCATAGAGGATGCGAAAGCTGAAAAAGAAGGGGTTGACCCCATTGTAGATTCTATCCAAAGTGAGATGAGAAAACAAATAAAGATGGGGGATTACACCGTAAAAGCCAAGATTAAAGAGAGAGACGAGGAGACTGGTGAAACAACAGAAGTTGAAGAGGAACAAGACGCTTTTGAAGCCATATCTAAAGTAGAAGAAAGACAAACCGCCTTTTCAAAGATAATCAACTGTTTAGGATAATCATATGCAATACGCTACGAAGAAAAAAGAGCTACCCAAACTTGTTGTAAAGAAGACCGTAAAGAAGAAACCGCCCCCGAAGACGGTTGTTGAGACGCCGGGCTATGATAAGTCTGTACGCACAATATCCGACCTGCTGGTAACGGCCATAAAGCATAACCAGGAGATTGTGAAAATACACGCCGCACAGATCGAGCAAACTCTGGACGAAATCAAACAAGTGAGAACACCCATTGTGAATGTAGCCCAACCGCAAGAACGGGTGGAGCGTAGCTTTCACATGGACATTATAAGGAACAACAACGGGTACATCGAAAGTGTTGAAGGGACGGTAGAGTAATGGCTGTGGTGCTGGCGGTTCAGAACCTACGGGCAGACGGGGATGTGGTCACAGAGGGCGGTGTCCAGAAGATGAACGTCACGGACGATAATCAAACTGAGCTATTAACCGATGTATTGAAGGAGTTAAAGAAGATGAACCTGAATATGGCTTTAATGTCAGATAACTATATCCAAAACTCTGAGGTGGAATAATATGGGACAAATAAAGGATGGTACTGGAAGCGGTTATTTGGCCGGAGTCAATTCTGAGAATAGGTTAGATGTGAGTGCCGCTTCGTCCCCAAGAATTTATTATGAATCGAGGGACAGAGAAAACGCCTTTGGGATATCAACCCCACAGCTTACCATAACAACCACTGGGGGTAGGATTCTGTATGTGAAGAACACAAGCTCTACCAAGAACATGGTAATTACAGATATAAGACCTAGCTGGAATGGTGGTTCGACAGTCTTTACCAGAGCATTAACTTTCCAAATATGGTTTGCAAGTTCCGCCCCCACAGCAAACAACACGACGGGTGCAGCGGGGAATTTGAACAGGTCGAGCAATAACACGTTTGACTTAGATGTCGAGTATTGGGATGAGGTGGGACATGGGATGACTATTGCGGGGGGTTCTGCTGGATTAACCACGCTGTTATCACAAGGAAGCACCCGCCTTGAAATAGGTGGAGCGATTATCTTGGGGGCTAACGACACAATATCATTAAACCTGAAAGCCGAGGAAGTAGGTGAAGCGGCAATAATTATGCGTGGCTTTATGGAGGACAAGTAATATGGGACTGCAAATTGAGGGAGGGCGTGGGAACGGGTATTCAGCGGGCGTTAATTCTGAAAATCAATTACTGACAAGAGCAGTTACAGAATCGTTGGAACATCATATAAACCAATCAGAAAAGCAGTCGTATAGTTTACCTATCTCTGTGTCACCGAATGCGGCAGATGATTGTATTTTTTACATGAAAAACACTTCTGATTTAGATTTGTTTATTGAAGGTCTAACTGTTGGAGCTACTGACCCAAGTGCCAATGACACGATATATTTTAAATTAGGAGACAGTGGGACAAGAGATAACGCGGCAGACGTGACCCCTGTAAATCTAAACACCGCAAGTGGTAATAAAGCAACCGGAGATTTCGAGACAGGAATCCATCTTAACGATGGGACATTAGCAGGTGGGTCTATATTTGAAAGGATAGTGTTGGCATCAGCAGCGGCAACAGATAAGGTTTCGAGCAATTTCAACTTTCCACAAGATGTAATCCTCCCGAAGAACGGGACATTCACTATATGGATCGGTGGTAGTGGGACTGGGACTTATTATTTAACCATTAACTTTAATTATCACAGTGAAGATTGATGCCAATAAACGCCAACATAACCGACTCAGCAACAAAGCTAAAAGCTGAAATTATCAACAACGGTGACAAAAATAGTTTGGTGGTTGCCACTCATCCGCTGAAAGAATATGCGAATGTACTCCGCTTCTTCACCAATGACGATTATGGCGTTGACATGAACCAAAACGCTGGTTCAGGTGGCACGCCGGAGATAGTCCATGATGGTACAGACTTAACAAAATGGACGGCTACAGATATCATTGGTGGTGGGAAAACAACTTTTAATAACGGGGATCACGCCTATGAAGGCATAATTACTGTTGCCGATAATGCTGGGATAGCTGGTGAAAGCTACACCATAAACACAACCACAAGGACTGAGGGAGCTGGGTGGAGTGTAGCGGGTACAGCGGCATTAACTGCCGCTGCAATAGCGACCGATATTAACACCAACGTCACTGGATTTAGTGCGACTTCGGTTTTTGAGGTTGTGACTGTAACTTCGGATAACGGGTATGATATAGCAATCTTCACTACGAGTGACGCCACTGACCTACCGGGTACAGGGCTGTCTATAAAGGTCGTTAATTCTCCCGTGGATGATGTGTTTCAACTGGACAAAGGGAGTGATCTTGATTGCACAGGTTATGTTTCTATCAGTATGTGGATCTATGTAGACAAAGACTGGAAGGGTGGCGACATAATCGAGCTTTACGGTTGGGACACCGGTCTTGGCATACAAATAGGGAACGCAGTTGACCTATCGGATTACTTCACGTTTGACCAATTCGATATATGGCATAAGTTAATTATCCCTCTTAGTTCTTTTGGTGATGTGGCTACATCGACCACACTTGACGCACTGAGGGTAAGAATCTCGGCAGCAGAGGGTAAAAGCCCCAAATTCTATATTGATGTGTTGCAATTTGAACAGACAGGAACGCCGATTGAGTATGTGCTGAAACCAGACATTGGGACATGGCTACATGTAAATAGCTTCCAGATCCTTCTCGCTGACGAATATGCGGGGACTCTTGCTGACTCCTCAATGGCCAGCATTCCCTATGATTCGTTTTTTGGAGTTACAAAACTTCCAGTAGGAATCATTTACAAAAGGGTGACCAACGGAGAAACGATCTCATCAGCGAACATCCAGCAGTTCCTTGATTTCATGGCCTTCAGTAATGCGGCTATCACAGGTTCGGGTAGTGATGGCACGAACTCATGGGTCACGGTTAATATGCAGTTCACCGAGCCAGTTATCCTAAAAAGCGAAGACGAAGACGTAATGGGCCTGACCGTGAACGACGATCTAACCGGTCTTCTTGTACTGCGTGTTGGTGCTGGGAGCAAGGTTGAGGACGGACGATGATGGTTCTTGCTATCTTTACTGAGGCGGCAGTGCCGAAGACTGGACTTGAACCCACTGTCACGATCTACCGTCTTGACACGAATGCTATTGTGATTGAAGATGTTGATATGGTTGAAGTTGGTTCTGGACAATATAGCTACGACTTCACGGCATGGGATTCTTCTCTGGATTACAGCGTAATCGTAGACAGTGTGACCTTAACCGGGTCGGAAAGATATTGCTATACTTCGATTTCATCATCGAGGGTGATCGAGGATTCATTAACGAGTGACGATATCCTTAGATTGTTGATTTCTAAGGGAGTTGGTAATGCCACTGGTGGTGGCTCCACGCAGATCCGTTTTCGTAGCTTAGACAATACCGTTGAAAGGATAAGTATGGGCGTCGATTCATTCGGAAACAGGCAAAGTGTTGTCCTAGATGCGGATTAATCATGCTACAGATAGGAGACACGCCTACACATGCTGACCCAGAGATGTCATGGCCGTTACGGGCCTTGGTTGGTGCCATTGTTCTTGGCAATGACGTAAACGATCCTCCGGTGAGGCCCCCGATGGTAGACAGGAAGCGGTTAGAAGACGAAGAGGTTGTCCTTATTTTGAGCGTAATTATACAGGAGTTGTAATGGGTAACTCGTTAAAGGAATGTTTTGAACTATACGGGAGCAAACTATCTGAGGATGAAATTAAGGACGTATGGTCTGCCGTTAAGAAGTATAAGAGTATGGATGAGACAGACCAGCAATCCGAAGCCTTTGCCGTCCATGACCAGATGAGGGTTCTTGCCAAGGACAAAGCCTATTACGAGGATCAGGTGCGGTCTGACAGTCGGTATGTTGAACCTGAAGTTGCACCGGAAACGTCTGTAGGGCAAGCACAGGAGCCGCCAGCGGGCACAGGGATCGACGTTAAGCCTGAACAGGTGAAAGTAGTCGAGGGACCAACGGAGCCACGTCATGCCGTGTTCATGAGACAGATGGAAGGGCAGTACGGAGTTGCCCCATTATTAGATATGACGGATGAGGAACGTGCGACAGAGCAAGAGTTTAAAGATACCGTTGCGTCTGAAATCAAAGAACGATACCAGAACGACCACGGGGATAAGCCCGTTGTGATGACGAACGAGAAGGAAAATCTCGGTGTTATGATATCCCCAAGTTCAAAACAACCAGGCAAGATCCAACTGACATATTGGGATAAACAAGGATTTTCAGGAGACCGGACGTTTGACACTGAGGCGGAAGCCATTCTGGATGCTTACGACGAACATTACAGGAAGCCTAATCCTGACCTGCTTGATAAGTTGTCTACAACGGATAAGTTCATTAAAGGGAACGAGGCCGCTGACAGGACCGAAAAATGGAACAGGGAGCATGCTGAGAAATCGAAACAAGGTTCTCCCAAAGATAAGCCCAAATCCGAGCCTATCCCTGAAACGCCGGAAGTTGAGGCGGTAGAGGATGGTATTATTGCTGAAGCTGAGAAGCGTATTGATGCTTTGATGCACGCTCCTGTGACCCCGAATGGTCCAGTTAGGTTTGAGTTCAAAACCAAAACTGAGAAACGTGATTTTTCAGAAGGGTTTATGAAAGGGCTAGAAGGTAAGCCAAGCCCAAAGCTCCACGGTGTTGCTCAAAAATATCAAGATGCAGCTTCCAATGGTTGGGCATCAGGGCGACAGTTTGCCAGAAAGAAAGGGGTTGAAGTACCAGACTTTGACAAGAGCCAACCCAAAGCCGAGCCGGTCACACCCGATGTCGGGAATGAAATACGACCCAAGTCTAAAGATGGTGAATTAAAAACCTACAAGACCCTCAACTCAGCGAACGCTGGCATCAGCAGAGCAAAGGCGCAGAATACGCATGAAGTGGCCAAACTTGGAGAAGGTCAGTACGTTGGACGATCCATAACGCCAACCGCCAAGTTAAAGTCTTCGGGATTATCGCCTGAAGCAAACCTATTCAATACAGATAAGACAAAGTTTGAAGGTCACGCATGGCGTAACATGGACCTGAAAGAGTTGAAACAACTCACATCAGGTCAAAGAACCTATGGCGGTGGTAAAGGCAAAAAGGTAGCACCCACGCCTGAATCTGCTACGCAATACTCTGATGCAAAAGGGAACAAATACCTGGTCGAATTTGGAGGTGCCGGGAAAACAAGTGGCGAAAGTGTCCCGAACAAACTTGGCAAACCCCATATCACCAATATCAAGATGCTACACAAGAAAGAATGGATTGATGCTGATGAAAACGGTAAACCAGTGTTTGCATCCTACGAGAAAGAGGGGTATAAGGTTAATCAGGTCAACCACGAAAGATACGAGATTGATATCAGCGATGATATTAAGAACGGTCTGTATGGCGAGATTGACGCATTAGCTGAAGGTGAGCCTGGTCGTGTGGTCAATAAAGGTGATGAGGACTACGATGGCACCGACAACACGCTCAGAACAAGTTCTTCCTATCCAGGGTGGTTTCAGGATAACGAATGGACAGCCAAAGAAGGCATAGTCGCTCTTAATAAGGCATTAGAGGGTAAACCTCTTGGAAAGCGACAGTCGTCTATGGTGGAGGCCGCTCTTGATTGGACTAACGAAAAAGTACGTGTGGCTAAAGCAGAGGAGGATGCGAGGAATGCCGAAGACAATAAGCAAGACATTGAAGAAGCTAGAGCACGCGGCGTACAGAATGCAAATGATGAAGCTGCGAAACGAAAGGATGCGGGAGATGAAAGCTCAGTCGAAGAAGACTCCTTCTTCAAAGGCGAAGAGTTAAACGCATACGAGAAAGCGTTCATGGAGGGCGAACCCCCTCCGATAGAAGTAGAGGAACAAAAGCAAAACGAACAACCCAGCCTGTTTGATGGCCAATCCCTCCGTTTCTCCAAATCCACCACAAAGACACCGAAAGGGCTACCCCTTAAAACCGTAACGAACCGTGTTAACCTTTGGATTCCGTATTTTAAGGGCCTTGACGTTAATGTGTTCGTGCTACCTTCACAGAAAAATCTCGGTGAAAAGACCTTAAAACGACTAAAGATTGACCCACAGAAGGAGCGCAACCGTGGTCTCTATATCGCAGGCAAGGGGATCTACGTGTTCGCTGATGGTTTCAATCATATCGAAGAAGTTGACTACACGTTTTTTGAGGAAGTCCTTCATAGGGGGATTAGAAAGGTTATCCCCAAGAGTGTCTTAACTCAGATTTACAAAGAGAATAAGCACGACAAAAATCTACAACAGATCATTGAAAGTTACAATATAGACAAAACTAAACCAGGATGGGAGGTTTACGCTACTGATGAATTTATTGCGAAATCCCTGAAGTATGAAATGTTAACAGGAAAACAGGCGTTGCCAAAAGGAACGTGGCAGAAAATCATTGTTGCTGTTAGAAAGTTCCTTAGAAAGCATGGCATAAACATAAGTCTGAATACGGACCAGATAAAAGACATGGTCCGAAGGGCTATGGTGGAGGGTAGAGTTGATCGTGTCGATGGGTCGTTAGAGGAATCGGCGGAACAACTGATGGAAAAGGCTGTAGCTTCAGGGGCGGCATTCCCGTATGGTGAAGCTCGCAAACGTGCGAATGAAATCTATAAAGATATTAGTGATAAGGCAAAGATATTGAGTATTATAGATGGGTGGCAAGACAATCAAGGGACATTCTCACCCGCAAACCCCGACATCCGCAAGATGGTCGCCTTCCACGGCACCCCGCACACATGGCAACCCGAACCAGGGTTCCCAAATGGGCGTATGCGGTTGGATAAGATT